TCTATCAAGCCTAACTCTTTGGAATCTATTTTTCCATTTTTCGTTTTGAAAAAAATATGATGTAATTGCTCATAAAACGGTCTATTTTGTGTGTTTAGGTCTGTTCCTTGTCATTATCCTAGAAATTATCTAAAATGCAATACAAGCTAATCTGTGAGCTTACAGGGGTATTATATAGTAGGGCGTACTTCATCAACAACCAAACAAAAAAACCACTCGTTTGAGTGGCGTGTAAATGAAGAGTAATGACCTCGCTTTCTATTTAAATAAATTTTGTTCGTTTATAGTTTCGATTGCTTTTTTAACTTGTTCAGGTTTACCAGTTATAACTAACTTTATTTCATCTTTACGTTCAGCGTGTTTCTTTCCTACTTTAATCAAGTACCAACTGTACAAGATGAATGACACAATATAAACAACGTAAACCATTTTACACCTCTTTCATTTCTTCAAGTGTTTCTTCGATTGTTTTATGCAAATCGTAGTAAAACACTCCTGTATAATGCTCATCAGCTTGTTTGGTCCAAGTTTTATAATTTGTTTCGTCCATGATTTCATCGACCATTTCGGAGTGTTCATTTAAGTTGGTAATTAGAATTGAAAGAGCTTTTCTTGAGGCTTTATGGAATCTTGACGTAAACTCGTACGCTTGAGCAATCTCTTGAAGCATACTGAACAAGTCCATATACTGAGCTTTAGCATAAGCAGGAACTTGACTTTCGTGTTTTGGAAAATGTTCATCTACTTTTTTATCGTGCAGTTTCAAAGTGTAACTAAGTAATTGAATTTGATTTTTTAATTTAATTTTTTGTTTCCCTTTCTTTCTTTTTATGCTTGCATTCCTGTTAATTTGTTCAAGTATTTTGTTTTGCGATCGATGTGGTACTCTAAATTGTTTCCCCACCGTGTTTGCAGTGAAAGTTTTAAGCATTCAATGATGTAACTTTTAAGCGTTCCATTCGTGTTGACATCCTCTAAAGTGTAAAAATATTTTCCTTGTATTTTTGTCCAAGTATAAGAACTAGGGTTTATACTATCCTCTAGCGTGTAATCTGTATATTGACCCATATAGCTTGGCCAGTCAGATTTTGTTACTTCACTAGCTGAAGGCATGTATGGAGTAGCATCAGAACCAAGTTCGACCTTCAAGTTTTTTATTGTAACTTTTGTTCCTGCTGGTAAGCCTGATGTTGCAATTCCATACGAATTTTGACTGACTGCTTTGAAAGTAGTTGTTTCTTTATGAGTACCACTTAGATTAGTATTACTAACGCTTTGATTTGTTCCACCTAAACCATAAGTAGGTCTAATCGTACCTGACCAAGTTCCTGGTGAGTTTGTAATCGAGTAATCATAAGTAATAGTAATCGGCTTATTTAATATATCAGATACAGCTCCATCTAATGAATATATATTAAATGAGTTGTTATTTGTCGTACCAGTAGAAGTGTAAGATTGTGATTTTGTGTTTTTTAACAAGTTTAATTTTGGATAAACAGTTGAAAAACGGTCTGTTCCGTCTGAACTATATGACCATGCTGTGTGAGTATATTTTCCATCCTCCTGTTCTACTCCTTGAGTTCCGTCAGTAGATTGTAACAAAGTGTAAAAGTGTTTTCTTTGTTTTTCCTCACTTGCATTATACTCATTAAGTTCAAAGATTTCATTTTCTGCAAAGGTTTCAAGTTCTTCCTTTTTTAAGTTATTGAAACCACTAGAAAAGCGAATAAAATTCAATGTATTTTCATTAATCATAGTAGTTACCTCTTAATTTTATAATATTAGTGTTGTCTGTGATTGTATTTGCATATATATAATGCTCATCGCTCAAGAGTTGCACAGCCTTGTATAAGCTGTTTTCTGTTTCTTCAGTACAAATTACCATAAGTTCTACTTCAAGCGTCCTAAACGACTGATAAATGCTGGCATTATTGCTTACTTGACTAACAATAAGGTGTATTTCAGCAAACATCACACCAGCTGGTTCTCTTTCATAGTCTAAACTAACAGTAAAGCCTAACTCCTCGAGGAACTCTTTGATGTCTAATTTTTTATTTTGTAAGTTAATCATTTCGTCCCTCTTTATAAGTATCTGACAACCATTTAACACGATTAGAGAACCAGTCTTTGAGTCCTTTGCTACTGAAGTATTCAATGTTTTGTACATTTTGATTTTTGATAAACTTAAATAATTCTTCTTCATCAAAAGAAATTGTACCACTATTAAAAATAAAATCAAGACTTTCGATAATTTTATCAGCTAGGTTAGCTTTTTCTGCAAACTTTTCAGCTTTACGAATCTTAGGACTATTAGCTTCGGTATTACGTACCAAACGTAAGAAATAAGATTGTTCAGCTAGCATGTTTAGCTTTCCTAGCGTGTTAATGATAATCATGTCAGCAATTTCACGGTTAATCACTTCATCTTTTTCGAGGTTTAGACCATATTTTTTGTTTGTATTTCGTTGATAATTGTTGATGTGTTGTTTTACCTCTAGCATGTCATGAATAAGTTCCAAAGTGATAATATGTGCATTTTTTAAAAAAGTGAGTTTTTCTTTACTGATTTTCATAGTTTGTATGTATTCCTTTCGATTAATTCCATTAAGTTAGTAAAATCAACAGCAAACAGAGGGGGAACAAGTTCTATCACAAGTTCTTTTGCTTCCTCTACTCGTCCTTGTAGACTTAATTTGTCTACTTCATCAAGTATCATTTCATAGTCATTTCCCATTCCTGAACTCCTTTAGAATGGTAATTGTTCATCAGGAATATCAACATGAGTATTACCACTGAACGAGTCAACCGTGTTATTTTGTGTTTCGTTATTATCACGGTTTAGATTAAATTCTGGTGTAACTTTAGCAAATGAAGCGTTGTAGTAAGTTTTACCTCCTTTTGTTTCGGCTTTAATTTGGTCGATGTACACAGTTACGATGTCGCCATAATTTACGCTATCAGGTAACCAAATACCACCGATATAATGCTCAAATGGATATGCTTTAAATGATAGGACTTTCTTAGTTCCGTTTGATGTTTCAACTTGTTTTGTGTTACTTTCGTTTACTTTCAAAGTTTCAATAATTTTCATTTTTTTGTTTCCCTCTCTTTATTTGATAGTTTAATTTATAACGTGTTTATTTTCTTTTGTCAAGTATTAAGCATTCATGTTTACTTTCCCTTGTTTGCATAGTTCATTTGCACGGTCGCTTGACATTTCTTTATTTGCTACCATTTTTTTCAAGTCACTTAGTTTATATTGGTAGTTCGCTTTTGGTCGTGGTTTAGGTTGTGTAACGTTATTTTGTCCTTTGTTTGTACTATCAGCGTCTTTGGTATCATCTAACTTCAACGCTTGACCGTAAGCATATTTACTTGCGTATGATTGACTAGCCCCAGTCGCTTGTGCTTTGTCCATTCCTTTTTTATTGATGTCAATGACTGCCCAACCGTCGCCAGTTGTAACATCGTTAAGGTTATCAGGGTCATAAATGTCAATATGAACGTGTAACATCAGTTCGCCGTTCATTTCTTTCATTTCTGTGTACGCTTTTTCCATTAGTCCATGCTGTAATAACAGAGGTTTCAAAGCCGTTTGAATATCCTCATTGTTTCGAAAATTGTACTTCCCAAAACTGTTATACTGACTTTTTGGTACTTTGATTTCATTGATTAGTTTTAGAATTTTACTTTCCATTATAGGATCGCTCCTTTATTTACATGTTTTTTGTACATTTTCCACAACCATTTAAAGAACCCTCTGATGTATCTACCAAGTTCTTCGGCTACATTTTCAACGGTTTTAAACGCAAACCAAATAAATATAATTGTTAATAATAAAGTCAACATTATTTAATACCTCCGATGTATTCATGTATTTGTTTTAACTGTTCTTTGCTATCTTTTTGCGTGTATTTTCCATTTCTACCTGTCTTTGTTTTCTTTTCAGAAGGTGGAAAACCTTTTGCATTGAAATACTGTCTAGCGTACTCAAAGAATGTGAGTGCATTAGTATAATTGTGTTCACCTAGCATTTTATGATATTCTAGGCTAGTTTCACGCCATTTGTTGAAGTCGTTCCAATTCAAAACCATAATTTACCTCTTTAATAAACCAACCATTCAAAGGTTTGTCTTTATTCACCCATAATTTTAAATAACTTTCTGTAACACCGAAGTGTTTCGCCATATCCTCAAAGGTTTTAAACCATAAGAATTTTTGACGATTTAAAGCACAATATTTAAACACGTTTCGCTTCCTCTCTCTTTCTAAGTTCTTCTAGTTCTGCTTTTCTGCCTTTGAACTCCTCAAAGATTGATTTTTGAAGTGCTACCCAATCTTCTGCTTCAGACCGTTCAAAACCCATTTTAACAGCCATGTTAATATAATCGTTATATTTGCCCATGTCTTTTTCAAACGGTTCATTAGGTTTCTTTCCTGCCCTTACAGAGTATAAAAAAGACATG